GCGACGGCGCTGTGCGTTCCGGCAAGACCTCCATCATGATGTGGGCGTTCGTCCGCTGGGCGATGGAGAATTTCAGCGGCCAGCGCTTCGGTGTGTGTGGCCGCACAGTGGATAGCTGCACCAAGAACATTATCGTGCCGTTCACGGCGATGAGCCTTGCCAAAGAGCGCTATATTATCCGATGGCGGCGCGGTGACAAGGTTATGGAAGTGCGGCGCGGCGCCGTGACGAATTACTTTGAGGTGTTCGGCGGCAAGGACGAGGCCAGCTATACGCTGATACAAGGTCGCACGCTGGCGGGTGTGCTGCTGGACGAGGTGGTGCTGATGCCGCGTTCGTTCGTGGAACAGGCATTGACTCGCTGCTCGGTAGACGGGGCAAAGCTGTGGTTTTCCTGCAACCCGGGAAGTCCGCAGCACTGGTTTTATACAGAGTGGATACAGCGGAACAAGGAGCGGAACGCGCTTTATCTGCATTTTGAAATGACGGACAACCCCGGCTTGTCTCAAAAGACGCTGGAACGCTATCAGGCAATGTTTTCCGGCGTGTTCTACGACCGATACATTCGCGGCCTGTGGGTAGTGGCCGAGGGGCTGGTATATCCGATGTTCGCCAAAGAAGTAAACGTCACGAACGAAACGGGCGGCGCGGGAAAGTATTATATTTCCTGCGACTACGGCACGCAAAATCCTACCGTCTTTTGTTTGTGGCGCATGGATAAAGGCCGCGCTGTAATGGAGAAAGAATACTATCACAGCGGGCGAGCCACCAATCGGCAGAAGACAGACGAGGAATATTATCAAGATTTGGAACGGTTTGCAGACGGATATAATGTTGAGCGAATCGTCATTGACCCAAGCGCCGCGTCATTTTCGGAGTGCATCCGTAGACATGGGAAGTTTGCTGTTTGGAAAGCAAATAACGATGTTCTTGATGGGATCCGTTTAACGGCTGCGTGTATCAAATCGGGGCGAATCAAATTTCATGAAAGCTGCACGCACGCTTTTGATGAGTTTGGGCTTTATAGCTGGGATAAGGACGCGGCAGAAGATAAAGTCATTAAAGAGAATGATCACGTCCTCGACGCTGTTAGGTATTTTGTTATGACGGTTCTGCGCCGAGAAATTGCAGTTGAAAATCCTATGTATGCAAGCAGCTCCGTAAAGTTGAGGAGATAAAAATATGGGCTTAGTGAATGGCATTGTAAATACAGTAAAACGATTTTTCTTTCCGCAGGCGGTCGCCGAGCGGGAATTTGGCGCATCTCCCGCCGTAAGCCTTACGATGGAACAGCATATCGGTTTGTGGTATGCGATGATGGTCAATACCCCACCGTGGCAAAACTGTGATGTGAAAGCGGTAGGCCTGCCCGCTGCGATTTGCCGAGAAGTGGCAAGGCCGACGCTGGTTGAATTTACAGCAAACATCACCGGCAGCAAGCGCGCAGATTACCTGAATGAAAATTTTCAGACAGCGAAGGAAAACTTTAACCGAGCATTAGAACTTGGCCTTGCGCTTGGCGGTGTGGCGTTGAAGCCGTATATTTACGGCGACAAAATGCTTGTGGATGTTACCGGCGCTGCGGGGTTTCAGCCGACAAAGTTTGATCCATCCGGGCACTGCATTGGCGGCGTTTTTAAGGATAAGCCGGTTAAAGTAAACGGAACGTACTATGTAAGGCTCGAATCACACGAGTTAAACGGTACGACCTATACCATCAAAAACAAGGCATATTACAGTGATTCCGCTGGATCCGTGGGCGCTGACGCGCAACTCACAACTATTCCGGAGTGGGCGGATATTGAACCGGAAGTGGCCATCGAGAATGTAGACGGACCATTGTTTGCTTATTTTAAGCCGCCTATTGCCAACACTGCAGATAGTAACAGCATGTGCGGTATGTCCATTTATGGCGATGCGGCGACGGTCGAGCTTATCAAGCAAGCGGATGAGCAGTGGGAGCGTCTGCGCTGGGAATATAAGTCGAGCGAGCGTAAGGTGTTGATGGACGGAACATCCAGCACGGCGGATATGTTCAACAAGCGACTGTTTGAAATCGGCCCGTTCTCTCCGGATGGAGATTTTTTCCAGCACATCGAGCCGCAGATTAGGGATGATGCGATTTATCGCGGGTTTCAGAATACTCTTCGGCGTGTTGAATTTAATATTGGCCTTTCTTATGGAGATATTTCCGACCCGCAAACGATTGAAAAAACCGCGACTGAGATTCGAAGCAGCAAGCAGCGCAAGTATGTGCTGGTTAGCAGTATCCAGGCGGCGCTTGCACATACATTCGATTCCCTGATTTACGCAATGGACGTGTATGCTTCGTTGTACGGGTTGGCACCTGCTGGAGATTATGAGGCCACTTACGATTGGGGTGACAGCATCCTTGACGATCAGGAGACTAAAGACAAGGAGTTTGCCCGTAACTTGCAGCTTGTAAGCGCGGACATTATGAATGCATGGGAGCTGCGCGCAAAGTATTTTAATGAGGACGAGGCGACCGCAAAGGCGGCGCTGCCGAAGATGCAGGACATGACAACCGAAGGACAACAGGAGGTAGAGTAATGGGCGGTAGAGGTGGAGCCGGTGGCGGCATTGGAGCTGTGCGCTCTGCTGTAGAACACAGCGAATTTTGGGAAAGCGCAAAGTCTAACGCATATTTGGGAGCCGAAAAATTGCTCAAATCCCCTACATTTGTTGAAAGCGTGAAAGAGGCAATCGGCAAAGAGGCTTTTATGCGGAATTATGATATTACGCAAAAACAAACAGACACTTTGACCAATAAAATGATTAGAGCCCTTGCCGAGGGAAAAGCACCGAAAAACAATAATAGAGAAAAAGAAAGCGCAGAAGATTACGCAAAACGGTATTTTAGAGAGCATTATAACCCCAACAGGGAACAACGCGAAATTACATCTTCCACATATAAGCGGGCGCAAAATAATTTGCAAAACTCTGTAAATTCGTTCTTTGGCAGAGGAATGGAAAAGAAAAAGAAGAAAAAATAATGGGCGGACACGGCGCAAGCAGCGGAAGGAGCGGGAAGAGCTATGATTAACTTTGAAAATCTCGACAAGTTCACATTCCCCGGTGTTGGGAAGTACGATATTCCACAAATCGAGCCAGTCAAGGCGTATCCACAGGGCTCATTTATCCCGGTAAACTATCACTACACCGCGAAGGACACGAAAAGCAAGATCGTGCATTTCTTCGTGGACGATTATCAATTTATTCGATATTGGAACACGCCTGACAAGTACATTCCGAAACTGTCGCAGTTTGCGGCGGTATGCGCGCCGGACTTTTCTACCTACACAGATATGCCGCTTGCGATGCAGATATACAATCATTACCGCAAGCACTGGCTGGCGGCGTACTGGCAACTACACGGGATGACGGTCTACCCATCTATTTCATGGAGCGACGAGGATAGTTACGATTGGTGCTTTGATGGCGAGCCAGTCGGCGGGATTGTTGCGGTTAGTTCGGTAGGCACACAGCAGAACAAGGAAAGCAAGCGGCTGTTTCTGCGCGGTTACGAGGAAATGATGAAACGGCTATCCCCGGAATGGGTGATCTTCTACGGCAGAGTGCCGGAAGAATGCGACTGGAACGTTATACGGGTAAAGCCGCATTATGACGATATTGTAGACAGGAGGAAAGCAAAATGGGCGGACGCGGTGGAACGGGAACTATTGGCACAGGAGATGCCGGTCGCGGGCGAGGTATGAGCCTTGCGCGGTTTTTATCGCAACAGGATATTGACCGAGCAAATGCGGCGTCCGTAACTGATATGGGCGATATTATCAGGCGCACATTCGAGCGCAACGTTGCTGAAATCAATGGACTTGAGATGTCGGACGCTGAAAAGAAAAACGCGGTAAAGCAGATGGCAACTCTCGCAACAACGGCGCTTAAAACGGCGGCAGGAGCAGTTAATCCTTATGCAAGCGGGCCTGCGCGCCTGACAACGGCGCAGAAAACAGGAAGCGCCGCAGACAGAGCTGCAAGAGCGCGCGGTGAAATGGATAGCTACATGCGGAAATTGCGTGATCAGTCCAGTAAAAACCGCAAAGCAGCAGAAAACAAGGCGTTTTCCAATGCCTTTGTAACAGCGCAAAAGTCGGGCGCGTTGGAAGTTATGGTAAACGGCAAGAAATACCGCAGGGCTAATAAGCGCAGCGGTACATGGAGACCTGTTTAATGGGCGGACGCGGCGCAAGCAGCGGCATGAGCGAAAAGGGAAAGCCTTACGGGAGCGAGTTTAGGACGCTTCTAAAAGCTGGGAACATAAAGTTTGTAAAGCAAAATGCGGCATTGAACGCAAAAGACCCATTGGAAACTATGACCAAAGGGCGCATTTACGCAACGATAAACGATGAGGGAAAAATCAATGCAATCAGCTATTACGGTGCAGATGGAAAGCGTCTAAAAACAATCAATCTTCTGCATAGCCATGAGCAATTCAAGGGAGTGCACACGCACATCGGGTATTATCACGATGAAGGCGGAACAAGAGCATTGACGGCAGACGAAAAGAAGCTGGTTGCATTCGTAAAAAAGGCTTGGTATAATAGGCATAGCAAGTAGTCGTATAGGGTGATTACACCGTGACTGCGGGGACTCCGGTTAGAATCCGGGCGCTTGCTATGCCGTAAGGTACAGAAATGTATCTTGCGGCATTTTTGTTTGCTGGGGGATTTATGATTAACTTTGAAAATCTGGACAAGTTCATATTCCCCGGCGTTGGCAAGTACGACATCCCGCAAATCGAGCCGGTCAAGTCGTACCCGCATGGCGAGTTTATCCCCGTAAATTACCATTACACAGCCAAAGATACGGAAAGCAAGATCGTACATTTCTTTGTAGATGATTACCAGTTTATTCGCCACTGGAATACGCCGGATAAGTACATTCCGAAGCTTTCACAGTTTGCGGCGGTGTGTGCGCCGGACTTCTCCACATACACCGATATGCCGCTTGCAATGCAGATTTACAATCATTACCGCAAGCACTGGCTTGCAGCATACTGGCAGCTTCACGGCATGACGGTTTACCCGACTATCTCATGGAGTGATAAGAACAGCTATAATTGGTGCTTTGATGGTGAGCCTGTCGGCGGAGTGGTGGCGGTCAGCTCAGTAGGCACACAGCAAAACAAGGAAAGCAAGCGCTTGTTTTTGTGTGGCTATGAGGAAATGATGAAACGGCTATCGCCGAAATGGGTGATCTTTTATGGGAAAGTACCGCAGGAGTGCGATTGGAACGTAATACGCATAGCGCCGCACTACGATAGAATTGTTAACAGGAGGAAAGCAAAATGGGCGGAAGAGGAGGAAGCGGAAGTTTTGGATTTGCATCAATAAATGCTGCTAGGGCAAAAATCGCCAACCTAAAAAAAGAACAGCTTTTTGTATTTTCTCCATCGGGCGATTTGCTCTATAAAGAGCAAGGAACAGCTCAACACGCAGGATACGGCGATACCGACTATAAAGGGAACATTGTTTTACACAATCATCCGGAGGGCGTTCTTCCCGTCCCGTCCTTAAAAGATATTGAAACGTGGCAAAAGTCGGGCGCCAAAGCAATCATAATTGAGAGCCGAGATGCAACGTTTACATTATCGGGGCCTCACAACAAGGGATTTTATGAAACGCTAGCATATAATCATAATTATGTCCGACGAGCCGTAAGAGAAGCGGCAAATAAAGTGTCAGCCGATTATAAGGCGGGAAAGTACAAAAGTCCGCAGGAGGCCAAGGCAGCGAGCAGAAAAGCGCAAACAGAAGCGACAAACAATGTGTATGCCAAATTTGCAAAAGCCGCTGGTGTTAAGTATGCGTTTAAATGGAAAAAGAAAAAGTCTTGAAAAAGTACCCTTTTACGCCAGAGCTGCTAGATGCCCTCCCCGAAGAATTGGCAAAGTTGTATCGAGGCCTTGAAGATACACTTTTAGATGAAATATGCTCTCGCCTTAAAGCCGCCGACCAGCTCAACGAGGTAACGGTGCAGGATATTCGGGCTTTGCGGTCTCACGGCATTGATCTCAAAGAGATCGAAAAAGCCATTCGCCAAACTTCCGGCATCAGCGAGCAGAAGCTAAACAAGCTGCTGGACGATGTAGTGGAGCGCAATCAAAAATACTACACCGAGATAATTGATCTCGCCCATGTCACGCAGCCGGAAACGCTGGTGGACGCCGCCACGGTGGATACGATCAGGCGGCAAACGCTGGATACGTTCCGAAACCTGACGGCCTCCATGGGATTTCTGGTAGACGCAGGGCGGACAATGCTCCCACCGGCAAAGGCTTACCAATGGGCGCTTGATAATGCCGTAATGCAAATCCAGAGCGGCGCTATCAGCTACAATCAGGCTATCAAATCTGCCGTAAAACAGCTAGCGGAAAGCGGCCTAAAGGTGGTTGACTATGAGAGTGGCCATCGAGATCAAATTGACGTGGCCGCCCGCAGAGCCGTGATGACTGGCGTGAATAAGATTTGCGCAAAGTACACGGAACAATCCGCCGAATATCTGGAAACACCGTATTTTGAAGTTTCCGCCCATGCGGGGGCCCGTGATGTGCCTGGCCCGTCTCCGTGGTCCTCACACAAAGACTGGCAGGGGAAGGTTTATTCCATTCACAGCGGTGATATTTACCCCAACATTTACGAGGTATGCGGGCTTGGATATGTGGATGGACTGGAAGGAGCCAACTGTCGCCATAAAAGGTTTAGTTGGGTCGAGGGCGTATCAGAGCGCACCTATACCGACGAGCAGCTGGCCCACATTGACGACGGCCTTGGCTGCACCTTTGACGGTAAGAAATACACCGCTTACGAAGCGACCCAGATGCAGCGTCGTGTAGAGCGCCAAATCATCAAGCAGAAGAGGTTTGTAACGGCGTATAAAGCAAGCGGGCAGATGAATGAATACCACGCCGCAAAAGCAAAATTGACGCGGCTGAACTCTAAATACAAGGCGTTTAGCGAGGCGGCAAAGTTGCCGCTTCAATGGGAAAGGACGAAAGTGCTGTATGATAGATGAAAAGCTCAAATCCGCCATTGAAAAAGCCCTTGCCGCCGGGCTCCGCGTGCAGTTAAAGCAAATGAAAGACGGAAGCGTGAAAGCGCAAATTATCGAAGCAAAAGAGCTGAAAAAGTAATATTTCTCTTCCATTTTGCACGGTGATGTGGTAAAATAATTATAAATAAATAAGCACCCATAGTGCAATCGAGCACGTGGAAGTGGCACGAAGAGTCAACTTGTAAGGATATCTTACAGGTTGGCTCTTTTTTTATTTTGCAATAAGGGAGTGTGGATTGGCATGGCAGACGAAGGCGGCGTTTGGCGTACGATCGGCGGTCGCCGCGTGTTTATCAAAGACGGGCAAAGCCTGACGGATGCAATGCGCGAGAGCGGGAAATTTGGAGATCTCAAAAAGAAATCAATGGCGGCCTCCAAAAAGCAGACCGTCGATACCGAAGCAAGTGCCGAATACGGGGTCGAACACAGAGTTTGGGGGAAGGCGACCGGAACAAGCTACGAGGCATTAAAAGATGACCAGTACAAACTTACTGGCGAAAAAACCGGTGAAACGCTTCAAATCCCAAAAAATGAAAAATGAAAGTGGAGAATTTGAAGTGTACAAAGCGCCTAAAGTATCTGGATTTCTAAATGGGAAATATGTCGGCGACGAAAATGTAAACGCAATTTTATCTGATGGCCGAATTGTCTTAAGAGACCACGATTTTAATAATGATACATATTACAAGATAAGCGGCATTATTGAAGCGGAGACACTTAGACTTGCTGGCTATCAAAAGGACGGGCAGTTTTACCGAGGAACCGATAACCCTAAAGAGATTGAATATCTCAAGAATGGGACTATGCGCGTGTCCACCAACCACATGACGGGGGAAAAAGAAGATGGCGTATCCGTTTGGGAAAGCCCTAAGTACCCGTTCAAGTATCAATATCGAGTAACCGGTAAGGTTTCCGGAGTGGGTAGCGATGGAGAGCCGCTGCTTGATCCCGCGTCCATTAAACTTGTTAGCGCAAAGTCCTATTCTGTTAAAGACTACAATGCTGCGATGGAAAAGGGGAAGCCCTTGTTTTGTAAGGCGTACGGATGGACAGAAGAACAATACGACGCGGCAAAAAAGGGAAGCATTAAAAACAGAAAGCGACTGTAATTAAATATATCCGTTTGCCAATCGAGGCAAAAGAAGTGGCAATTTGAGCCAAACATTACGCGAAAGCGTGTTGTTTGGCTCTTTTTTGTAATACGCAGCGGGGAATGACGCTGTGGAAATAAAAGGAGAATAAAAATGGCAGACGAAATCATGACTTTTGATGAAATACTGGCTGACCCCATCTATAAGGCGGAGTTTGACAGGCGAATCACAAAGGCGCTTTCAACTGTCCAAGCCAAACTGGACGCGGAAGTAGAAAAAAACAAGAAGTACGAGGAAAAAGGAACCGGCGAAACGGTGGAGACCCTCAAGAAGCAGCTTTCAGAATTGCAGGAAAAGTACGACAAGGATACTGGCGACTATAAAGCGCAGATTTCCGACCGGGATTATGCCGATGCAATGAAAAAAGCTGTTGCAGATAAGGGCATCAAGTTTTCCTCAAAAGCTGCGGAAAAGGCCTATTTTGCCGACCTCAAAGAAAAGCACCTCGAGCTTAAAGACGGTGTGCTTGATGGCTTTGATGAATGGCATAAGGCGCAGACTGAAGCTGATCCGTCCGCGTTTCAGGCCAGCAAGCCCACGCCGAGCTTTGCAAAGCCCGTCGGTACCGGGGGCGCGCCTGCAAGCGAAGGCAAAGGCGCAATGTTTGCAAAACAGTTTAATGCGCAGTATGCGCAGACTACAACGAAGGAGTGAATTTAACGTATGTCTTTTGTGACTAACATTTCCGGCGCAGCGCGTCCGAACTTCCTTGAAAGCGAAGTCGGCCTTGTGCTGAAGACCCATGAGATCCCTGCGACGCTTGGCGTGCAGGATGGCATCTATAAGACGGTTGCCCCCGGCACTGTTTTTCCGTCCAATGACGGTAAGGCAGAGGGCATCATTTTTGAAGCGGTCGACGTGACCAATGGCAATATGCCCGGTTCTGTCCTCGTGGCTGGGCGCGTTCTTGCTGATGGCCTGAATATTGCTTCGGCAGCAAAGACCGCGCTTACCGGGAAGGGCATTATCTTTGTTGACGCTCCCGCCGTTACTCGCGGTTATACCGTAACTTACGACAAGAACGACGGCACCGGCGATGTCCCTGTGGATTCCAACAGCTATTTTGATGGCTCTGTTGCAAAGGTGTCCACCAGCTATCCGCTGACCAAGAGCAACAACACCCAGACCGGTTGGAGCACCAGCAAGGGCGGCGCGGCGGTCTCTGAGGTCGAAATGACCGGTGACGTGACCCTGTATCCCGTCTGGACTGCAAACGGCTAAGTAAGGAGGTGAAAATCTATGGCTGATATTCTGAATCTTATTTCTGACGCTGAGCGTCTGGAATTTTCGCAGAACCTTTCTGTTGCGCGTCCTGCCTACATCGGCGACCGCATTTTCCCCGACCAGAAGACCGAGAACATCAAGGCTGAGTATCTCCGCCTTGCTGCGGGCGCGACCATCCCTGTGATGGCAACTGTCCACGCTTTCGATACTGAGGCTGAGATTGGCTCTCGCCCTGTGTTCGACAAGACCGAAGTTGAAAAGCTGCTCATCAAGCGCAAGATCAACCAGACCGAGCGCGTTCGCCTGCTGACCGAAAACGGCGTGTACGCCGATGACGCCGTTGTGCGCTATGTCTTTGACGATATGCGTCTGATGGCCGATGCGGTCAAGGTTCGCACCGAGGTCGCCAAGATGGAAGTCCTCGCCACCGGCAAGATGACCATCAAGGAAAACAACCTTAACATGACGGTCGACTACGGCGTTCCCGCCAGCAATATCGGCTACAAGCTCGATCTGAGCGCTGATGCGGATATCATCGGTCAGCTTCGCGCGATCGTCGATGATGCAGCGGACAGCGGCAACACTCTTACCGAGGTTGTGCTTTCCAACAAGATTCTGCGCAAGCTGTCGTCCAACAAGGGCATCCAGACGATGATCTACGGCAGCGTTGGCGTCGGTACGTATGTTCCGACCGACCGCCTCAGTGCGCTGTTTATGTCCATGTTCGACTTTGGCACCATTACCACGAACGACCTGCGCTATAAGACGCAGACTTCGAGCGGTAAGGAGACCGCCAAGCGCTTCTTCCCCGATGACAAGATCGCGTTCCTCTCCAACGGCACTTCCGCTTCTTTCGGCGCAGGCCTGTGGGGCGTTACTCCCGAAGAGGCTGATTACGGCCAGTACAACGAAAAGAGCGCCAACCAGTACATTACCGTTACCCAGTGGGCTACGCCTGACCCCGTTGCGGTTTGGACGAAGGCAAGCGGCCTGTTCATCCCGGTTGTTCCCAACCCGAACGGCCTGTTTATCGCGTCTGACACGAGCAAGTAAACTGTTACCTCCTCCCCTGCCTGAACGGTTTGCCGTGACGGTGGGGGGGAGGGACCAGAAAAGGAGGCTGCGCATGGCGTACGCTGATTATATTTATTATGCAACGGTTTACATGGGGGGGTCTCTGACCGAAGATATCTTTCCGGCTCTTGCAGTAAAAGCATCCGCTTATGTAGATTACGTTACGATGGGCCGAGCCAAGAATGCGTTTGGCGATGCGGCGGATGCGGTCAAAAACGCTGTGTGTGCTTTGGCTGAGATCATTCAAGACAGCAACAAACTCAATGCGGTCTCGACGGACACTGAGCGCGCCGTATCGAGCGAAACGGTAGGCGCGTGGACGCGCAGCTTTGACAGTAAAAATGTGTCTGCGACGGATGTGCAGCTTATCGAGAGTAGAAAGCGCGAAGCGGTCGTGATGTATCTTGCGCCGTATGGACTTCTAAAAGCGAGGGGGTATGGGCCATGTCCATGTTCCCCCACACTGTAACGATTTACAACATCGTGCAGGAGATCGACCCAGCAACGCTTGACGAGGTTGAAAAGATATATATCACCATCTTGCGCGGCGTGATGCTTCAAGCGTCGAAGGGCGTGAACGTGCGCGAAAGCGGGCTTGAGGGCGCGGACGCTGTGAATCTGTATATCCCGTTCGCCGTGGAAGCAGTGGACGGGGTAACAGGTAAACCGAAAACTTACATCGGCCCGCAATCGTTTTTCAAAGCGACGGACAAATCCGACCTGTGGACGCTCTCATACAAAGGAAACGGTGGCATGACGTGCTTTGTGAAGGGTGAATTCGTTTCGGACGACATGACCGTCGTACTGAGCCATGACGATTGCTACAACGTGACCAAGGTTGATGCTATGGACTACGGTAGCCCCGATATGCAGCACTGGGAAGTCGGAGGTGCGTAATGGGCATCAAGTTTTCCGTGCATACCGATGGGATGGACGCTGTCAGGGAAAAGCTGTCGCAAGGTTGCAGCAAGGCCAAACATGTTCTTGCTCAGCAAATACGGGCGGATACAGACCCGTTTGTTCCTGCGTTAACCGGTAGTTTGGCAAACAGGACGCGAATTGAGGGATATACCGCTGGGGACTATGGACCATCTGGCGGAAACGTTATCGTTTACCCCGGCCCTTACGCAAGGTTTTTGTATTACGGAAAAGTAATGGTCGACCCAAACACCGGCAGCACATACGCCCCAAAGGGCGGAACAAAAGTAGTTACAGATCGCAACTTGGTATTTAACAAGGCGATGCATCCGCAGGCGCAGGCTCATTGGTGCGAAGCATCTAAAGCACAGAACCTTGATAAGTGGTTGCGCGTGGCAGAAAAGGCGGTGAAGAAGTACGGAGCAGGTTAAAAAGACGGTATCGGCAGCGGAAGAAGATCAGGTGTCCCGAAAGTTGCTTGCGTGGTTAAACACATTCCCTGACAAGCCGGTCGATTTGATTCGGTTCGAATTTCTTCCCGCCGATACTGCGGCGATGGCGCTGTCCACAATTCAGGCGGCATACATCGTACAGAAATATATCCTCGGTGGATATCAGGCGGAATACCAATTCAAGGTCATTTACCGCATGAAACCGGGGAACAGCAACGACAAACGGCTCAAAGCTGACGAGCTGCTTAATGCTTTGGGCGATTGGGCAGCAAGCGAAACGCCGCCTGACATTGGCGACGGTCGCCGCGTCATCCGTATTGAGCCGACAACGCGATCCTCTCTTTTTGCCGTGTATGAAAACGGTGACGAGGATCATCAAATCCTTATGAAGATGAACTACGAGGTGATTAAAAATGGCTGATATGACCTTTAACACCACGGCTGGGCAGACCGTAGACCGCGAACTTCTGATCGCGTATCTCAACACGGGCGAAACTGGAACTCCCACGTGGGCTCCCCTCGGTACACGCGTCACGGATTCCAGCATGGAATACGACTGGCAGGAGGATTCCTCGAAGGATATTCTTGGCACGACGCGCACGACCATGAAGAAACCCATCATCACGCAGACATTTGACCCGTCTGATCTGGACGCTGGCGACCCTGCCATCGTCAAGGTTTGGAATCTCGCGGTCAAGGAGCAGAACGCGGCGGCGCTGGCGAATCAGGACGTGCTGATTGTCCACGCCTATGCAGGCACGGCAAAGACCGCAGTATTTGCGGAGCGCTATTCGTCCTGTATGGTCAAGCCCTCTTCCCTCGGCGGCGAGGGCGGCGGCTTTATCGGTATGCCTATCGACGTGACGCTTGGCGGCACGCGCACGGTCGGCACTGCCGCTATCTCTGGCAATACGGTTACTTTTACCGAGGGCGAATAAGGAGGGACATCATGCAGGAACTTAATTTTGGCGACGGCCTTGCAACTTACACCGTAAATGGAAAGTGCGAGGTGTCGTTTAACCCTACCGACAGCAACTTTGTCGAAAGGCTCTACCTTGCCTTTGAAGACCTCGACAAAAAGCAGGAAGGGTACAAAACGCAGATTGAAAAGATGGGAGACAAAAAGCTCATCTTTGAATTTGCCCGTGAGCGCGACAAGGAGATGCGCGAGATCATCGACTCCGTTTTCGGGGCGCATATTGCAGATGATCTTTTTGGCGGCATGAATGTTTACGCACTGGCCGAGGGCGTTCCTGTGTGGTGCAATTTTATGCTTGCCGTAATGGACGAAATCGATAATACGTTCTCCCGTGAACAGAAATTCACGAATCCGAGAATCAAAAAGTATCTCGATAAAGTTCAGAAGCATTAAACGGAGGGTGGTATGGGCTACGGACTTCCTAAAAGCGTAGAGATCAACGACCAGAACTTTTCTATTCGATATGACTTTCGAGTTATTTTGACGATTTTTGAAGTTTTGGACGATGAAGAACTCAGCGACGAAGAACGAGCTTATACCGCCCTTCGTCTCTTCTTTGTTGACTTTGATTCAATTCCCGACTACGACGAAGCGATCAAACAGCTGTTTTGGTTTATCAACGGTGGGCAATACCCTGATGATAAAAAGAAAGAGCCGGAGATCATTGATTGGGCGAAAGATTTTCAGTTTATCGTTTCCCCTGTCAACCGAGTGCTTGGGAAAGAGATTCGCGAAAGCGAATACGATCCAGATACCAACACTGGCGGTACGCACTGGTTTACTTTCTTGTCTGCTTATATGGAAATTGGCGATTGCTTCTTTGCGCAAGTCATCCGCATTCGAGAACTAAAGGCGAAAGGAAAACCCTTAGACAAGTCAGACCGAGAATTTTACCGACGCAATAAAGATGTGGTCGATATCCCGAAAAAGGTCTCGAAAGAAGAAGCGGATACGCTTAGTGCATGGTTGGGGAAAAAAGAACCGGCTCACGAATGAGC